ACGCCGGCAAAGAAGCCCGTCAAGAAACGGGCATCAACGAAGAACCCATCATCGTAGTGACTACCGGCGGAGATTCTCATGGCGTTTGATGATCGGCAGTTCTTCAAGAACTCCGACAAAGGTGACTGGCAGAACGCTACGAACGCGTTGCAGACGGCCTTCAACTTTGGGTTCTTCAGAGGTTTCTTTGACTCTAGAACTCAAGCGCTCGGAGCGATCAACACTCCGCAACCTATTACGCTGAACAACTCCTTCGGCTCGTATGGAGTGAGCGTCGTTGATGAAACAAAGATTACGTTCGCTAATCCGGGCGATTACACACTGACCTATGTCGCTTCGGTTTCTAATCTCTCAGAATCAAGTCAGGATTCTTTCTTTTGGATCAAGTTCAACGGTTCGGACTATGCGAACTCAACGACTGAGATTACTGTGCCGGCTCGTAAGAACCCCGGCGTGCCGTCATCACAACTGCTGACTATCACTTTCGTTGGCACCGCACCCGCCGCCGGAAACTATGTTGAGTTGTATTGGTACTCGACGTCTACTGACGTGTCGTTGCGATCCCGTGCGGTCGGAACGACTCCCGTAACCCCTGCTTCCCCCTCGATTATGGTTTCGGTGGCTCAGGTTGGAGCGGTTCGTTAGCACCATGCGTTAGTTCTTCTCCCCTATCGGTAAGAATGGACCTCATGACGAAACCACCAACCCCGGACGCCGACGCTCTCGCCTCACTCGTTGAGGGACATCGAAACACTTGGTACGCGCGCGGGTGCGCGGTTGGTCGACTCATCATCGAACTCGATCCCGGCGAGTATCGGACCCGGCTAGTCGGCTACATCAACCTGCCCGTGGAGGAACTGACACACGCTCCGATCATCGCCGCAGTGAACGAGACACTCGGGATTAGTCTGCGACCTGACACTCTTGGTAGGCACCGACGCCGTTCATGTTCTTGCCCCGATGAGGCGTACACATGACCGGTTCGTATGACGACGCAATCTCTATTCCCGGTCAAGACCCTGATGCGCTCGACGCTGCACTACGACGATCAGATCGCAAAGCGACTCCCGCTCCAGCGGGATGGGAATCCGGCATCGCTTGGGATGGCAGCGAAGGGCAGATAACTACCGGCGCACTTGAAGTTGAGCCTAACGATGCGTTGTGGAGCGAACTGCTCGCTGATTGGAATCTTGATCCGTCTACTACCGAGGTAGTTCCCGGCTCAGTGCAGGTTCGAGGCTGGGACGCAAACGTCGGTGGCGGACAGATCCGTCGTCTGCGGTATTACAGGGCAACTATTCGCAACCGTTCCGCATCCGGCGATCGGTGCGACATAGATGAACTTTGTGCCGCAATAATGAAACGAAAGAAACGCAAGCAACCTTCAAATGTTGCGTCTCTTGTGTCTCTTGTGGTCCCGCTGTCTGATTGGCAGATAGGCAAGGGTGAGGGGGGTGGCACGCCGGCTACCGTCGAGCGCATCCTCAACGGACTTGACGCTATGACCGCAAAAGTGCAGCGCATGAAAGCATCGGGTCGTCCACCCGAAGCGATCTACCTCCTCGGCATGGGCGACACCGTTGAGCAATGCTCCGGTCACTATGCCATGCAAGCGTTTCAAACTGACCTTGACCGCAGGGAACAGAAACGTGTCGCTCGACGATTGTGGCTCCACGCCGTTGACGTAGCCTCTGCGCTCGTTCCCCGTGTCGTAATAGCCGGCATACCGGGCAACCACGGAGAGAACCGCAAAGACGGCAAAGCGTTCACCACTTGGACCGACAACGATGACTTAGCCGTAATCGAAGAAGTCGCTGAGATTTGCCAACATAACGTCGAGCGTTATGGCCATGTAACAGCCGTACTGCCACGCGACCTTACTTTGGTGCTCGGCGTATCCGGCGTGAACGTAGGTCTAGCGCACGGGCATCAGTTCAACGGCGGCGGTCATGCTGCAATGAAAGCCGAAAAGTGGTGGACCGGACAGATCATGGGAAGGCAAGCGATCGCCGATGCCGACATTCTCATCAACGGTCACTTCCATCATCTAGTCATCGCTGAATCAACAGGACGCACGCACATCCAATGCCCTGCTCAGGATGGCGGTTCGTATTGGTGGACCGCACAAACCGGCAATAACTCGCCGGCAGGTCAACTAATGCTTGGAGTCGGCACCGGATATGGCGCTCGACCGTGGGGCGATTTAGAAGTTTTGTAACTTCATCTTTCACTCGTTTGATAGGTTGCAAGACCTTTCATGCTGATAGGTACATAGGTGTCCGATGAACGATGATGTAGAAGAACGTAACGAACGGGAGTCTCATGCCACGGGAGAACAACAAACGAAGCAACCTCGACGCCGGCTCTCGCAGCGGTGGCGACGGGTCTTCGCCACTTGGCGAGAACTCGCCGAAGGGGATCAGTAGCGGCGAGGTTCGCTACGTTGATCCTGAAACCGGCGGAGAGAAGGGCACGAAACTTGCCCGGTACGATCTAATCCCCGAAATGCCGCTACATGCGCTCGCCGAACATTGCGGCAGAGGCGCAGCAAAGTACGACGACCACAACTGGCGTCGAGGTTATCCGTGGTCGATTTCGTTCAACGCATTGAATCGACATCTATGGGCGTGGTGGAATGGTGAGGACATTGACCCCGAGTTGGGTTCGCATCACCTTGACGCTGTTATGTGGCACGCCTTCACTTTGAGGGAGTACGCCGAGGCGCATAAGGAACGAGACGATCGCCCAAAGATGATTCGTGGCACAATAGGTGGTACAGATTCCGTAGAAGGAGAAATCACGTGACTTGGTCGTATTCGGGGAATCCTGCATCATCTGATACCGATGCCGTTCGGTTCCTTGTCGGCGACACCGACACGACGGATCAGTTGATTAGTAACGAAGAAATCAACTACACGCTAAGCGTCTACAATGAGCCGGCGTTTGCTGCTATCGCAGCGGCTCGTTCTATTGCGGCGAAGTTCGCTCGACAGTCTGATCAGTCTCGCTCCGTCGGCGATCTCTCTCTTTCCGAGTCTTTCTCTCAGAAGTCGCAGCAGTATCAGCACCTAGCCGATCATTTGTCCGGGCTTGCTAATAGTGCGGCGTTACCGCCGATCCCTGTTGCTAATGCAAACGCGCTCGGTGCGGAGTTCACTATCGGCCTTCTAGATAAGTACACGTTGTAGTCATGGCCCTCGACGCTGCTTTGGCTGAACTTATGACCGACACCGTGACTATCGCTGCGGTGTCTAGTTTGGATTCTTACGGCAAGCGCACGCATGGTACGCCTACGACTTACTCTGCGTGCCGCATACAAACAGGGAACCGTAAGGTCACAGCGCCGGACGGGCAGGAGCGTGTTGCGGTTGGCCGGGTGTATCTGCCTAACGCTCCAACCGTAACGATCAACGATCGGCTGCTACTGCCGGGGAATGTTCTAGCCCCAATCATCGCTGTCGATGAGTTTCATGATGAGCAGGGGACTCATCACACCATCGTTCATTACGGGTGACATAGAATGACTTCGTTCTCTGTTTCGTTTACCGGGTTCATTGGGTTGTTCAACAAACTCAATGACTTACAGACTTCGGTCCCGACTGCGCTCGACAAGGCTCTTTACCGTGAGGCGCAAGCAATCTTCAGGGAATCGCAACGGCTCGTTCCGGTAGACAAAGGTTTCTTGAAGGCATCGGGAGTCGTCGAGTCCGGTGATGGCATGGCGTTCGTGGGTTATGGCGGACCTGCCGCTTCCTATGCGCTCATAGTCCATGAGGACCCTGAGGCGAGACATAAGAAGGGCAAGACCTACAAGTATTTGGAGATCCCCTTTACTGCCGCATTAGAAGGTTTCCCTGAAAGGATTGCTCCGTATCTTCGCGAGGCTGTTGAAAGTAAAGTGGAAGAATGAGCGCAATCCTCGACGCCGTTGGTTCCGTCCTGCAAACCGCAGGTGTTGGAACGCTAGCATCGACGCTGTTTCTTTCCCGTATGCCCGATAGCCCCGATGCGAACGTAACGGTCTACGAAACGGGTGCCGGCTATCCGATCTACACGCAAGGCACGATCGGGCCTGTGCTTATGGTTACGAACATACAGATCGTGGCTCGGGGAGCGCGCGAGGATTATCAGACGCCTCGAACGAAGATTCAATCCGTGATGACGGCGATGGAAAACATCAACGAGACTACCGCTGCGACGATCCGCCTTCTTCGTGCCGAACAGTCCGGTCAACCTGTTCCGCTCGGTTTCGACGATAACGAGAGGCAGCGGATAGCCATTACGTTCGCTGTTACACATGGTTAGCGATCCGCTCATCGCTGCGGCCATAGCCGCCTTTGAGTCTGCGGCCCGGTCGTTTGAGAGCGCTCGGCTGCTCCTTCACGAACTCGTAGACCAAGTCGAAGCGAGAGACAACTACTTCCAAGACGACACATGTCATCACCCTGACGCAATCGAAGTCTCGACGCTGGGTGACGGAATGCCGGTTTGGGTTTGCCCCGACTGCGGTGAGTCAATCGAATGAACGACGAGGTTGTACCGGCTGACGCTTATGGCCGTGCAGCCGTCGAGGACGAAGCGCCTCGCTGTTGGCGATGCGGAAGAATGCTCGCCGAGGCCCTAACGCGTCCTTGGCGAATCCGGTGTCCCCGGTGTAAGGCTGAGAACAGGGCCTAGCGGCCCCGAATCGGCCTCTAGAAGCCGCTGTGCCGGCTTTCGGCGGGTCCGGGCGGCGTGGGTACCGGGGCTAGCGCCTAGCGCCCCTGAGGGGTCCTAGCGCCGGCTAGGACTAGCGGCTAGGGTTGGCGGTACCGGAGACGCTCTCCGGGCTCAACCCAAAGGGGATCAACATGGATACCACCGCCGGACGCAAGTTCACAGTTGAACTGACCGAAGATGAGTTCGACATTATTGAGACAGCGGTTCGCCGCTGGCGTGATGACGCATTTGAGTTCGTCCGACACGACCTCGGCCCAAAGGATTTGTCTGACACGCTGCTGACACTCGTCGATGCTTGGTCAAGAATCAATGATGCATGGATGGATGCCCGATGAGCATCACCACCGAGATGGAAAACATCATGACAGACACCGATTGGCATTTAGTTTCAAAAGACACCGAAGTGCGCGTCGAGGGTGTGAAAGGTCGGTTCGCTTTTCAGTATGTTCGTGGAGACGAAGTGACTGTATTCGGCGGATCACCAAACCCGAACGGCGTTCGCATGCTGCGTACGTTTCATGCGGACCGGTGTCGAGTCATCCATCGTCGCAAGAACTCTATGAAGATGCAGGCTTCGCCGGCGTTCCCACCACCTAAACGTCGCCGTCGCCGTTGATCTGACCCGCTTCCGCCAGCGGGTTCAGATAGGCACCCCCGGTTCCGCCGCCGGGGGTGCCTTCGCGTTTGGGGGACGGATTGAAACATGAGTGATACGATCACCACGTTCGATCGTGCTCAACGTGGCCCCGACACCAGCGACACCGTGCGCCGAGTGTGCCTGTTGCGGTATCGGGATCGCGCACGCCCCCACCGGAGGACCGATGCCGCAGTACCGCATTACAGGAGGCCCAGACAAAACCGCTGGCCTCGAATACAAAACGAAACGCGTTGAGGTCGGCGATATCGTCGAGGACATTCCGCGTGACTCAATCAAGTGGCTTCGTGAGCAGGGATACATTGAGGTCGTAACCAAGTCGTCTTCAGACCAAACCGCTGATCCTAAGGTGGAGTCCTAATGCCTACATTCCGTCACGGCAAAGGTACGCGCATCCTCATCGGGACCGCTGACCTTTCAACGTACTTCAACGATACGAGCCTTTCCGCAACCGTCGAGACTGCCGAAACGACCACCTACGGAGTCGCCGGCGATGCAAAGACCTACGTTACGGGCTTGCAAGACTCAACCGTTTCGTTGTCAGGACTTTTCGATGACAGTGCTGGAGCCGCAGATGAAGAGATCACAACGGCTCTCGCCTCTGATGACGACGTGGTATTCACTATCGCTCAGGACGGTGGACTCGTTGTAGGACGCCGTTGCCTACTTGGACAGTCTATTGAAACGAAGTACGACATTACTTCCCCGGTTGCGGATGTTGTGTCAACTGCGCTCGACCTTCAATCAGATGGCGAGTCGCTTCATGGCGTCGTCCTCGCTGCGTCCGATGCTGTCTCGTCGACATCAAACGGAACTTCGGTAGATGGCCTCGCCGCATCAACGAATGGTGGCACAGCGACGCTTCACGTTACGGCTAACACCCGCGACGGAAACATCACGGTAAAGGTGCAACATTCCGCCGACAACACGACCTTTGCTGATCTCGCTACTTTCGCAGTCGTTTCAACAACGACTAAGACCGCCGAACGGCTTTCTGTCGCTTCGGGAACCACGGTGAATCGATACCTTCGGGCTTCGTACACCGTTGCCGGCTCGACCGGTTCCGCTACCATCGCCGTCGCTTTCGGTCGGCGCTAATCCCTAGGAGGGACAACTAATGCCTACATTCCGTCACGGAAAAAATGCAGTCTTCAAGGTAGACAACTCCGGTGGCACGCTCACCGACATTTCATCAGCCCTTACCGATGTGTCGCTGCCTCGCTCAATCGAGACTGCCGAAACAACCACGTTCGGTGTGACCGGTGGAGCAAAGACCTACA